TTCCCAATCCTTTAAGTCGGTGTGACCTATTGGATACCCCATTAGCCACTCGACCCACGTTGGGTTCAGCGAGCCAGATTGCTTCTCCTGATTGTCCGTATGCTGTACCGCTACATCCAGAGTATCCATCGACACTTTCCCGTTCCGCATCCTCCCGCCTATGTACCCGCCCTTCCCGTCCCTGCTTGACGGAGTCGGCCACATTCTCACTGCTGTCTGAAGAGTTGCACCCCATCTCGTTCCGTTGGCTGATGTCCTCGTCTTTCCGTCCTCGGACACAGCCCCACTCCTTGCTCCCGTGTGCGCTCCTCTCGGACAGGCTGAGGGTGTCGGCCACATCTGCGGATGCACAACTTGCTCCCGAAGATTCCCACTCCTTGACCTTCCCTCCCTGTTCTTCTGATTGGTCGAGCAATCCTCCGCTTGTCTTGGAGGCAGTGAGTCCATCGAGTTTGGAGTGGCCCACAATCCAAACCCTGTCTCTTCTGTGTGGCGCGTCAACGGCGCAAGCTGGAACAATGATCGGTTCGACTTCGTAACCTTGACCTTCCAAATCAGCGCACACCTGGTCGAGTGCCAAGTTGACGATCCCAGCAACATTCTCACCAATGATCCAAGTTGGCTTTGCTTCTTGTATAACTCGCAACATTTCAGGCCAGAGGTAACGGTTGTCATCCTTGCCTCGTTGCTTCCCTGCGACTGAGAATGGTTGGCATGGGAATCCGCCTGTGAGAAGAGTGACTCCTGCGTATAGCTCGCCTCGTACTTCGCGGATGTCTTTGTGGCGCGGGACTTCTGGCCAATGCTTTTTGAGGACTGCTTGGGCGTATGGTTCGTTGTCACAGAAGCCAACGGTTCTATATCCATTCCACTTTGCTGCCAAGGCAAATCCTCCGATCCCACTAAATAAGTCGAGGTGTGTCTTTTCATTCACTTTCCAATATCTCCTTCGCTATCAGTGCCGCTGCATCGACCATCGTTATGATCTGGATTAAATCAATTGCATGGCCATGAGAAACGCGATCTCTTTCTATGGCCAACTTATCGCGTGCGATCAGAAGCATATCGCGTGACCATTTAAGTCTGTCTCTGGCTTCTATAGTCATACTTTTTCAAAAGCTCCTGTGATTAGATTTAGCTTCCAGCCGTTACCATGAAACTTGTCGTAGAGCATTTGATTCATAATCCATGCTAGGGGTGAGACGTTTGTTTCCAGCAACCGCCCTGGCTGGCAGGCGTTAAGCTCCAGCATCTCGGCCAATGCCTTCACCTCCAGCCGTGCGTATTTGTAAATTGATTTCATGCGGTTTCTTCACCCACCACAGCGTCAAAGCCTTGCTCCTCGGCGTGGTAGGTGTTTGTTTGTACTCGAAGCCAATCTGGTTTAGCAATAGGTTTCTTGCCGGTGAAAGAAGTTTCTGTGAACAACACATTGTTGCCTGGCACGCAGGCCAACCGCCCATTGTGCAGGGCGATGAAATGGTGCGACTTAGTTTGGCTAGGTTCCAAGCTATAGCCATCTCCATACGGCTCGGCGGTAAACATATAGCTTCCGCCCAACCACTCCTGCCTGCTTGCGATCCATACGTTACAGTCTAACTCCCGTAAGTAATCGTATTCGATGGTAGAGAAGTTGTAGCCAAAACAATCCCAGCGTTGTGCATCCCGCAGCTCCCACTTGTGGGAATGTCCTACCGAATCGTGGCAGATGGCAGACAAGGGCAAGCCTCGATACAACGCACCGCATTTGAGCATCACAGTGCAAGCCCAAGCTCGGTGTGGCACGCTGGATAACCCAAACCAAACCGCATCCTCCCAGCCCTGTACTTGGCCTTGGCTAATCACGGACTTGTCAACCGACACATACTGATGTCGGGGTAGGTTAGCTGCGTGGGTCATCGCCAAGCTGGTCCAGTTAACCAAGCCACCAACACCCAGCGTGTACCCCAGATAGGCGCACGCGCACGATGCTCGACGTAGGACGGGAACCAGCAACCCGCCCCTTGATCTCGAATAAACCTTCCGCCAACCAAGTCAGCCTTAACTTGCAAGCCACCGCCAAGGTACTCGGAAGGATCGGACAGATTAACCACCATCGTCATCTTGCGATCTGATCCAGTAAACGTATCGTAGTGCCACCAAAACTGCTGGAGCGGATTGTATTTTAGTATCTGTAACTGTTGCACGCCCGTAATGTCGAAGCGGTAATGCTCGGCGTTGACAGCCGTTGTCAACTCATTGACTATTGAGTAAAGCCACTTATAGTGCGGAGCCATCGGAACCCAGCAAGATGAACAGCTACGCGCAAACGATCTCCTAGTCGTGCCATCCTTCTTCATCACAGTCGCACGCTTCATCCCGATTACCTCAGCATCTTGGCGCAGCATCATGCACTGCGTGGGTGTCAACACATAGCGGTCTACTGCCGCCGTTAATACTTTTTGCTTAAACTCACTCACGGAATAATTGGATGATGTACTCGACCATCTTGATTGTGATATAGGATGCCGTTGCCACTATGGAGACGAACAAAGACATAAACAAAGTTGCCCACGCGAAGAAGGTGAACAGGTCGCCCAAGAAGTTAACGATGTGCAAAGTCATACTTCCATCATCCTCAAAAGTCGTGGCGTGTCGATGTTAATTCCACCAGCCCTGCACCACCACGTTACCGTCCCATTCTTAAAGTCGCGTAGCAGTTTGCGGATCTCGATGGTGTTATTGTATTCGGGACATTCGTTTAGATCCCGCCCCGTGTAGCAAGGGATAACCTTCATCCCTTTCACCGCTCCCCTCCGGCGCAGCAACCGCAAGTCTTCAATGGCTCGCAGTGCCACCTCTCCCGCCAGTTGTCGCATTCTGTCATCACGATCTCCTCTGGTTAGTTGCGTGCTTCTCATTTCTTCTTACGTTGAGCCTTATGCCAAAGAGCGTATTGGTTCCACAGTTCGCAAGCCTCTTGTGCCGCTTCCAAGGTGTCAAACAAATCCTGCAACGGCGGAAAGTCAGTCGGCGGGCGCGATCCATAAAGTCGCGGACCAATGACGTTACCCGCCATCGTGTGTAGCCGAAAGCGACCACACTCCTCCACGACCTTAATCTCCGTCACCGCCCCAGCTCTTTCAGCTTGGCATCGTCAGCCGCAATCGTAGCTGCCAGCTTATCTAAATCCCCCGACTGCCCAGCGTAGTGAATGATGTAGGCATCCTTGTGGCGGTCTAGGCCGTACTGGTCTTCCACACTGGTCATGCAGTTGTAGGCGGGATCTAAGCCCGACAGCGGTATGTCCCAGAGGTGCGCTTGGATGTTCGCCCAGGTCTGCATACCGAAGTGGTTTGGTACAGTACCCAGCGGGGGTAGGGATAGTAAGCCAACGTGCTTGCGCCGGATGGCAAACACGCCGAAGTTAAAGTAGTAGGTAGGCGTAATCGTTCCGCCATACTGCGCGGCCAGCTTCTTCATGCCCTCCTTGCGGTCTAGGAAATCACCCTCATCAAAGGCAATAAAGCCGTCATTACCCTCCTCCTTGGGGTTAGCAAAGTCATCGCAGTCTTTGGCCACAAGACAATCGCAGTCGATGTAGATGCACTGCTCGTAGCCTCGCCCAACCAGTATGTTTGCAAGGAGCGACTTGTTATAGTCCTTAGGGTCCATGACCGACCTATTCATCAGAATAAAGTCGATCTCGTTACGCTTGGCAAAATCCTCGATGCGGGGCTGGGTGAGCGCAAGAACCTTATCCCACTCCGTCCCAAACGCCATGGTGACTACAGCGCGTTTCATTTTTTGACCAAGCCCTCCAACGCCTTCGTGATGACGTACTGAATTACCGCCTCTTGATCTTTCTTTAACCGCTTCAGCCCAAAGGCGTGCAGAGCCTTGGCCGTCTTATCGTCATAGGTTACGTCGACTAGAACCTGCTTTGGCGCAGGCCGTGCTTTGCCAAAAGTAATTTTGCCTAGATCCTTCATTTGCGTTTTCTCCTTTTTGGTTTTACTTCCTTCCAAACATCAAACTTATCGTCCAGCTCGACCGACCAAAGCATCAGAGTTTTGTATAGGCCGTAGCCAATCCCTAACCGCAAGATGGTGCGGCTGATGACATCCCCCAGCCAATACAGAACCCATGACAGAGCCAGCTTCATTTATCGCTGCAATCATAGTCTTCCCAAGTAACCCTCCCGCACCCCTTGATTGCCTCATCCCTAGACTCAAAGGTATCGTAGTGCGACCAATCTTCCTGCCTGCCCTCACCAGCCTCGTCATTGTAAACCGCCCACTCTGGTTTGCCGTCATCATCAAACTCTTTCTTAATCCATCTCATAGTCGCGGAACCTCCTTCTTAATCTGTGCGAGCGTAAACAAGCACCGAACCAACGCACGCTCTAAATGGTCAGCCGCCGTCTCGCCGTTGTTGTCGGGGCAAGGCGTGGACTTGTGGAGTTGCATCTGCGCTGTGGCCAAGTGCCGGACGGCTCTGGCGATATGGTAATCGTGAGTCGGCCTATCCTTCTCCAGCCAATCCCCGTAGGCAGACTTCTCTGATCCCCTACCCATAACGCGCCACACTATGTCGGCGGCAGCATCACCCATCTCGGCTATAGTCGGCGCAGTCATTTGGCAAGACTCCGATAAACTTGGTCCAGCAATTCCTCTAGCCACAGTACGTCTTGTGGGTCGATCATAGCTTCATCCCTGGGGGTGTGTAGCCCTTGACCCAAGCCCATACCTTCTGCATCGCACAGAAGGCAATACCAGCTTGGTAGAGTTCGTCTTCGTCCCACACCTTCGTTTTCAGCTTGGTAGCATCGTTTGACGCTAGGACCACCGACACGCAGGCGCACTGAGGAT